ATGCCTAAAGTAATCGTTCCATTAACCCTTAAAGAAATTAAAGAAGCTAAGCCAAAAGATAAGCAGTATCGATTGTTTGACGGTGGTGGTTTACTTCTATGTGTCTATCCAACAGGTAAAAAAGTTTGGCGATTGGACTATAAAGACATCAATGGCAAGCGTAAGAGTTACACCATTGGTGATTTGAATGAAGTGTCATTAACTGAAGCTCGAAAGATTAGAGAAGAGTTAAAAGATAAATTAGACCACGGTAAAACAATTCAGCTCAGTGCGCAAAATACATTTGAAAGTGTGTTTAGAGATTGGTGGGTAAGATGGTCTCAAACAGTTTCAAAAAGGCATGCTGATCGTGCGCTTGTTTGTATGGAAAATGATGTTTTTCCCGTCATTGGTGCAATGCCAATCAATAAAATTGAGCCTCAGCATATTGTCCTTTCTCTTCAAGAAATTGAAAAGCGTAATGCATTAGAGCAATTGCACAAAACTAAATCCACAATCAAAATGGCATTTGATTTTGCAGTGGCTCGTGGATTATGTAAGTACAACCCTGCTGCTATGGTATCCGCAAAGGCCTTTAAACCACATGAAGCAAAAAACTATAGATCACTAGATAAGCAAAATATTTATCAGTTGTTTGAAATGTTTGAAAATGAGCGCTTCAATTTATCTGTCAGATTATGTACGGAATTTATTTTAAGGAATATGACCCGTGCATCTGAAAGTGCCAAAGCAGAATGGAAAGAATATGATGAAGAACGCCAGCTTTTAATTATTCCTGCTGAACGAATGAAGATGGGCAGGGAACATATTATTCCATTATCAACTCAATCCATTGAGATTCTCAACAAAATACGCGAATTGAGCGGTGGCACTCAATACATTTTCCCTAGCCAAAACTTTGCATCTCATTTAAGCCAGGACTATCCTTTAATGGCATTAAAGCGCCAGAAAATTGATACAACCATTCATGGTTTACGACATTTGTCATCAACCATTTTGAATGAAACAGGATTATTTAGACCTGATGTAATTGAATCATGTTTGGCTCATGTAGATAATAATAAGACACGAGCAACGTACAATAAAGCAAAATATATCAAAGAAAAACGAGCAGTTTTAACGTGGTGGAGTGATTTTTTAGATCAATGTTCTACTAAAAAAGGAAATATTGAGGCGTTAAAGCGATTACACTTACAAAGTTTGTCTTAATTAGTCATCTATCTGATAAACGATGTTTTCAGTCTTGAAAATAAGTCTCCATATCATCATATGGAGACATGATTAATGTATTTTATTTAATAACTTCTAAGTTAGGTGGATTAGAAGAAATATGATTGTTTTTGATATAACTAGAATTGTTATTAATAATTTTTAGTTTATTTTTTTCTAATAAAAAATCTATATCAAATAGAAATGCTAAGAGATCGTTTACATTTCCAGTGCCGTCAATTTCTTTAACTATCTCATTTAATGAGATGTTATCTTCTTTCAAAAGTGTACTAATTTTAGACAAAGCTAATGACTTATCCATTTCTACACTCATAGGTTCCATAGATCTATAACCTTTTTTTGAAATTTCAGGTGAAATAATCCTTCCATAAACCCATTCTGATACTAATTTGAGATCTTTTAACCTGTAAGCTAAAGCAGCAACAGATACTTTCCAATGTTTTTTCAGATCGATTAAGGTATCAACTGTTACAAAGTTAGGTGTCTTTTGTTTAACACTTTCTCTAGGCATCAAAAAAGCGGAAGCAAATCTATTCATCGCCATCTCATTTTCTCTATGATTATCCCCTTTTGGATATCCATGAATATCTAGCACTAGATGGCCTAGTTCATGTGCGGCATCAAATCTGATTCGTTCTGAGCTTTTTCCAGTATTTAAAAAAATATAAGGCGTTTCTTCATGCCAGGTACAGCAAGCATCCATATCTAATGTTTTAATTTTTAGAGAAAAAACACGTATACCATGCTTTTCTAATAATGCAAGCATATTGCCTATTGGGCGATCAGCTAACCCCCATTCTTGCCTTAAAGCTATAGCAGCTTCTTCAGGCTGATACATAGATAAGTCTGGTAGGTTATGCTGTGGCAAATCAAATTTGCTTTCTAACCATTCGTTGAATTTAATAGCCAGTTCTAAGTTTCTACTGACTTGGCTTTCAAATTTTGCACTCATTTTAGATAAAGCACGAAAACTGATCTTATCAGAGGAAATTTTTGTCAACGTTTCACCAAATAAAAATCTTTCATCGATCTCTAATATTTCAGAGATTTTTTTTATATCATCAGGGATATGTTCTCCTGCTTCATAATAGCGCACTGCTCTAGAGGAAATTCCCAATTGGTCAGCTAATTGTTTTTGAGAATAACCTCTCAGTTCTCTTGCAAAAACTAACCGATCTGGATTGAATTCCATAATACTTCCTTGTCATTCATACATATGAAAAAATATATTTTATAAATTTTCTATCATTAGAGTAGGAGTGTTTTGTTCTTACTCTAATAGAGAATCTGCTTACTTTCGCTTAATAATAAAATCTTCTTCAATAAAATCTTCTTGTTCTGAAATTACAGGATCATGTTTTTTAACACTAAAATTATCTAAATTAATAGAAAAACATTGTCTATCTGAGAGGGATAATATTTGCTGCCCATCTAACTCACTAATCCTTGAGAGTTCTACATGCATAGTTTTGCCATCTTTTGATTTTCTATGTAAGAGTATGAGCAATTCAGTAGAGCCATTAAGTTTTAATTTATCTTGGCCATTATGAATAGCTAGAGATGCTTTTGATATCTTTTGGTTATTAGTTTTAGGGAGATAATTTGGAACATCAGGATTACCTGTATAGTTATTTCCAGTTCTAATCATTAACGCAATGCTTTTGTCAGGACTAATTGAAAATGAACTACATTTTCTATTGTCACTTTTCCAATTATACTCTTCACACAGACGAGTTCTCATATTTGTTACTAAATTAATATATCTAAGAGTACCTTTTGCATTCGGAGGAGAATGTAGATTGCTTAGAGACTCAGTTTGAGTTTCTACGCTATGAATAGTATCTTCAAAGGTGCTACGAACAATTGCAATATTATTTTTAATAGATTGTTCGTGTAAAACCCTGCGTTGTTTCTCTTCCATAAAACCATGATCCTTTAAATGATTGCAATATTTTGACTTCCTATTCTATCACCTCATAATGAGGTGGTCAAAGAGGAAGTAATTAGTTTGGATTATATTTCTAAGTGAGTCTGGATAATGGAAAATTAAAAAAATCAAATAGAACAAGTAAAGCCCCAATTAAGGGACTTTTATTATCTTCTACTATTATTGTATACGTGAACTCTTTCAATAATAGATTCTTTACTAGTATTGAGCGCCTTGGATAACTCTTCCACTGAGTAAATGTAAGTATTTCCGCTTTTCTTGCCTTTAGGGATAATGCCATCTGCCTCATATTGTTCTAGTGTAGATGGGCGTATTAAAGTACCATTTGTGGATAAGATGTGGCGGACTTGTGTTCTATTAATAACGATCATTTTTTTCTACACCTATTTACTTTGGTTGGTCACACACCATAGAAGTAGCTTGGTCATTGAATCTTCTGCCATGTTTTACAAAATGAATATATTCCGATGCTATATCTTTGGGGTTAATGTGCATTTGATTGATCAATGCTTCAGCTTCAGATGGTGATAAATATGCAGATTCATATTTATATGCTTTTTTATTGACCATCATTGTTGCAGACACTGAAATTTGCTCACCAATAATTGATTTTGAAATGCTGCCAAATTTGGCATTGATCACAGATTTAATTTTAATGAGTTCGCTACGTTGTTGATTACGAATTTTAGCTTTGCATGCCTGCTTAATCTTTAATGTATGCTCCAATAGTAAGCCATCAATTTTTGACAAGGACTTCGTAGTCGTTGCATTTACATGACGTTTCCTCTCTATAGTTTTAGGAGGATTCATTTGTTTTAGCTTTGTACGTTGTGGCACTTTCTTAGCTTTTGGCTGAGCAGTATCATTATTTTTCGATGCTTTTTTGTTGTAATGATACTTAGAGCGTCTTTTGTTATCACATACTTTGCAATGTGATTGAAGGCCGTCTGATTTTGCTTTGTTTTTGTAAAATTCACTACTATGTTTCATGGTGTTACATATTCTACATAGCTTCATCATGTGAGTATTCTCCATCATAAAGTACTAATTTAAAATTTGTATGTTGGTAGATCCTAAAATGGTATGTCATCATCAAACTGATCAAAGGCATCATTCATAACATTTTGCATGTCATATTCATTTAAGCCGTTGGCGGGTTGTGCATTGGAATATGTACGTGAATTGCTGTTATGTTGTTCGCTGCCGTTACCGTTATTTTTACGGTCTAACATTTGTAATGTTCCCGTAATGTTCACAACGACTTCTGTGGTATAGCGGTCTTGGCCATTGTGGTCAGTCCATTTACGCGTTTGCAATTGTCCTTCGATGTATACCAAAGATCCTTTGCGTAAATATTGTCCTGCAATGTCTGCCAATTTACCGAAGATCACCACACGGTGCCATTCAGTGCGTTCTTGTGGCTGACCTGAATTGCGATCTTTCCAACCCTCAGAGGTTGCAATTGTCATGTTTGCAACGGGATTGCCATTTGGCATGTATTTGAGTTCTGGATCATTTCCTAAATGACCCAATAGAATGACTTTATTGACACCTCTAGCCATTTGTGACCTCTTTGCTTAGTTCGTGTAACTCATGTTCAACTCTTTTAATATCTTTAATCAACGCTGCGTATGCTGGTGATCCGACCATGTGCATCATTTTGTTACGGCGTTGATAAAGTTTGTGTCGTAAGATCTCTAATTCTTTAATGGATTTCATTTTTAAGAGCCTCCAAATCAGTAATAAAATGAGTAATTGCTAAGACTTGACCTCTCCAATAGAAAACGTCAATTTCTTGAAATGGATCTGATTTTTGCAACTTCATACTGCGTTCTTTTTCAGCCTCTGCGATTGAAAGCAAGGTGTGATACTTAGCAAGTAGTTGGTTAATTTGTATCAGGCAGCCCATATTTCGTCCTCTTTACGATTCATGAGCGCTTCAACAATATCGGCTACTTCGGCATTAAATTTATTGACCTCTTCTTCAATTTCCACTTTGATCTCATCTGTAATGCTCACTTCAATGATTACACTACGTAGGTGGGTAGGGAAACGATCGTCATAACTCATGAAAACCCATGAATCAAATCCTGTGACCATCATTTGGCCATACATCTGATATAAATATTTAGGGCTAATATCAGATTTCCATAATGTTCTTAAATGAGTGGATCGAGTTGGGCATTTGATCTCAATACCTTTGTTAAGAGGTTGTCCAAACATGTCCAAAATTAAACCGTCTGGACTTGCTCCAAAGTTTGGAATAGTAGGGTGATTAATAAACCCTACATCCTCAATTTCATGCATTGTCTTGAGCATATAAGCTTCTTTTGCCTTTGGTTCATAATCGATGCCGCGTTGCATTGCCTTGTTAATGAACACTTCTTCAGATACACCCGTGAGACGCTCTAAGATGATTTCATTTAGATAAACTTCACGGGCTGCGGTATATTCACCAGTTCTTTTTTTTGCAATCACATCATATAAACGTGATGCTGTGACTTTGCCAATTCTGTCAGCAAACCATTGTTCAGTGCGTTGTAATTCATTATTGGTCATTTGGCACCTCTGTATATTCAGCATTAATCGCCATCATTGCTTTGATACGTTTGAATTCTTCAATACCAATTAGGTTTTTTGTATCGTCATCTAAAGCACCCCAAGCTTGAATGAAATGTTCTTTCCCATTCTTGGCCGCAGTCTCTAGGGTCTGAATAGTTGCTGTTATTTCAGGGATTGTCATACCTGCTGGCTGCTGTGGCTTTGAAGATTCAACAATTCTTTCCGCTTCATCTTGGTCGTAAATACCCGTAAAGCTGAATGCTAATCTCGCGCATTGAATCATTGCTTTATGGCGCAACATTCGCTTTGGGTGAGATTGCCATGGACCATCGATCTTATAAGTCTTATTAGTCTTTTGATTAACACCTTCAAATGGCGGTCTATAACATTCTTCTAGCCATTCAGTGACCTTAATTGGATGACTTCTATCTTTTCTATAAATGATGCATGTACAGCTTTCTGCATCTTGTTCGAAGTCTAGTCCGTCAAATTGTGGATGGGAGTTAATGATGCGACTCCAACCATCAACACCAACGATAGGAACAATGCCACTCTTATCAGGAAAAGCATAAATTTCTTTTGTCCAAGGATTTAGATTGTGCTGATTGGCTACAATTAAAAGTGACATCATTTGTTCATCACTAATTTCATCTTTTGTCTTAAATGCAGTGTTTTTTAATGCGGTAATCAGCTCATCACCTTTGATATTGAGTCCAAATTTTTCGGCTAAGGCTAATGCCTGATGATTTAAGCTATTCATGGGCTTTCTCCTAATTAGTCTTGAAGTAAATTTTCTAAATCTTCGATAACATCGCCAAGGGTGTCAGCGATCGTTGTTAAATATGTTTTCGCACAGTTGTCAGTTGCTTGTTCTGCCATCTCTTTGTGCTCTTTTTGCGTAGTTTTATACGTTTCAATGATGTTTTTAATTGAGCCCTTATCAATCATGATTAGTACCCCAATGCCTTCAGAATTGAACGCTCAGTTCTAAAAACTTTGTAGAGCGTATCCGTTGATTGATAGACCTCTTTGCCATTAATAACTTTGTAGATATCAAATGTTGTTGTTTTACCGTCGTTGGTGATGTTTTTGATTTTGATCATGATATTTCCTTGATTACTCATAAAGTTTTTTACACTCTGAGCAAAGGCATCTTTCTATGTAGCCTTCCTCGTCAATCTCGGCTCTGTACTCTGGTACATCTGCGCCACACTCAACGCATTGTGGGATGTCATAGTACGGGTCACCATAATTCGGATGTATTTCAAAATTCATTGCTTCACCTCACAATTTTTTGCGTATCCATTGCGAAACCACCAAATTCCATCTGAGAAACCAGTTACCATTTCTGGGGCAACATGCTTGCCATTGCAGATCAGTAGTTTTTTGCCTGTTTGGATGTCCTTTAATAGGGCATCATCAAAGGCAAAGTGAAAAGCTATGGCAGTAAGGGCTGGAATTATTAGGTACTTCATAATTCACCTCGTTGTTTCTTATTACAAGATAAATTATTACTTATGTAACAATGCATGTCAATACTTATGTAACAATTTAATGTAATTATTTTGAGTTTTAGTGTGTTTATGTAACAAAAATAATTACTTATGAGGTAGGTTTTTTATAGAGTAATTGTTATTTTATGTATTTCGGGTAATAAAAAACCACCCAAAGGGTGGTTGTTGCACAAACAGTAGTATTTAAGACTATTTTCAATAGATCTTTTCTATTGTGATTATACAAAACATTTGATTAACGTAATAATCAAATATATGTACAAGCTAATATTGATTGTTATTTAAAAGCAATAGTTTTTCTTGTATTTTTGGTAGAGACTTTTTGACCTGAGGAAGTGTGATTTGATTAATTTCTTCACGAAGATATTCGTATTCACCATCATAGAAGTCATCAAAATTAAATGGATTATCTAGATCAAGCATTTGTAATTTCAATATATCTATATACTTATCGTGTTCACTTCGTGCCTTACAATTCGCTTCATTTTTTAAGTAGTTTTCATAACCGCCAAATACACTATATTCATGCAGTTTTAACATCTCATCAATTTTTCTGTGTAGATCATTCATAGTCATTTTGATGCCTCTCGCTACAAGAGATTCTGCAAGAACTAAAAAGGATTCAGATAATAGATTCAATTCAAATAGTTTTATACTCCCAAAATAATTTTTTGCGGTACAAGCTTCTTCTTTGGTTGGTATATCACCGTTAAAGTGTTTAAGCCCCATGTTTGGCTCTCTGGCGTCAGCTCTATCTAAAATTATATTTGCAGCGGTCATGTTAAATATGGCATGATAAAATTTATCTTGTAGTAGTGAAAAAAAAGATCTTGCTTCATTAGAAGCCTCATTATAGTCAGAAGCACATATTTTGAAACATTCTCGTAAAATTGAATAAGTGGCTTTTTCGCTTGACCTTAGCGCTCTAACTTCAGCAGCAAGTTTCTTTAGAATTTCTGGATCTTGTTCAGCCCTGTGTTTGTTTATTACGTAGCCTTGCTCAAGATATGTACCTAGGGTTTTTGTAGCCCATTGCATAAATGCAGATGCTTTTTGGTTGCTTACTCGGAAGCCAACAGCTATCACAACATCTTTGTTGTAATGCATCACCTCTCTCGAAACCATTCTACCACCTTCATTTTGAACTATTGTAAATTTTACCATAGTTCGATTTTCAGTCCCTACAAGGTCTTTGCAAGCATCCTGAATATATTTATTTATATTAGAAATATCAGCGTTATATATATCAGCTATGTTTTGAGCAGTCGCCCATATCTGATGTGAACTATCCTCAAAAACCAATTGAATATCCGCATCATCAGAGTTATACAATACCATTGTATTTTTTTTCATTATTTTATATCTCGCATTTACATATCCACCCACTTACCAATAACTACGCCACAAATGGTTGCATTACCATTTACTTTGATGATCTTATCAGGCCAGTTTGGATTTAGTGGTTGTAGATATTTTTCACCATTTTCAATAATTAATTGTTTGAAGGTCGCGGTAATATCATCATCTAAACGAACAACAACGCAAGATTTATTCTCTGCTGATTTTTCAGGATCAACAAAAATAATATCACCATCTTCAAAGCTCGGTTTGCCATTCGGATTATACATACTGATACCAGATACACGTAATGCGTATGTGTTTTTACTATGACCTACAGGACATGGCAACCAACGAATAGCATCATCTGGTAATAGTGATTCTATATTGCACCAACTTCCAGCAGCGACCCAAGATATAACAGGAATCATACCTTTTATATCTGGAGCCTCAGATAATGAGGAGTCTAGTTTCGGTGTAGCTGTCACATCTTTGACATTTTCACCTTTGAGCCATTCAGCTGAGACATCTAGTGCATTGGCGATCTCAACTAAAAACTTAGAGCTTTCATTACGACCGTTTTCTAAGAATGTAATAGTCGATGTGGAAACCCCCGCCTTTTCTGCTAGGGCTTCTCTAGAATATCTTTTTGCTTTTCTAGCTTGGTATAAACGATCTTTTAACATAATAAATCTCCTTGTATTAATATGTAATTTAGTTACTTTTGTAACACAAGGCAATATACAAAAGTAACGAATAATATTACATAGGTATTGACAAAATTAATTACATAAGTAACAATTTCACTGTTTTAAATATGTGTGAGATTGCATATGAGCGACATGATAGATTTGATTATTAAAAAGGCTGGTGGAGCCACAGAGTTGGCTAAAAAACTAGACATTACTCGACCAGCAGTACTTCATTGGAAAGCTAGGGGATATAAAGTTCCACCTATAAAACACGCTTTCAAAATTGAAAATATTACAGGCATTCCAAAAGAAGAAATTTGGACTGATTATTTCAATTCAAAACCACAGAACATTACCAATGATGGTTTAGAGGGGTGATTTCTAATGGCTACGAATTTAGATTACATCTGGTTGTATCTATTCAACGGTAACAGATTAAGTGATCGCCAAGCAATGGTTCAATTTGCTTATGGCGCATTTCGTTCTCGCGTATCTGAAAAACGTTATGAATATCACATTCAAGATGAGTTTGTAACGATTCATCCACAGGGTTCTGTTGTTCGATACAAGGAATATTGGATCTGTCCGAAATTCTTGCGTACTAAGCGAGCTCAACGCATCAGAGAAGAATTGATGAAAAAAACTCATGGGAGAAGAGCATGAGACTAATTTCTTATATCAATAATCAAAAATGGATTGAGGGGTAGTCCATATGAGCATGATGTTAATGGTCAAGGCAATGCAAATAAAAGTTGGTAATCCATTACGGAAGTTAGTTCTTTTAAAGCTTGCCGATAACGCGAGTGACACTGGTGAGTGTTGGCCAAGCCATCAAAATATTGCTGATCAATGTGAAATTAGCAAAAGATCTGTGATTAATCATATCGACGCATTGGTCGAAATGGGTCTTTTGCGTGTTGAAAATCGCATTAAAAACAATGAGAAGCAATCAAATATCTATTACTTAACTTTAGATGGTCATCCACTGGCTGAGGAACCAAAAAAGGGTAGTGCAGGAGATGCACTACCTAGTGCAACAGATGCACCACCTAGTGCAGGAGCTGCACAAGGGGGTAGTGCAGGAGCTGCACATAGAACCAGTCACTCTTTTGAACCTATTAGTAGTGGTAGTAGTAATAACCTACCAGAAAATGCTCATCAGCAAATCATCGACAAATGGAACGCTTCTGGCTTTGTTCAAATCAAAGCTATTGTTTCAGGCAGTCAACGCGAAAAGTTACTAAAAGCTCGCATTAAAGAATTTTCACTTGAGCAAGTCCTCGAGGCGATTGATATCGCCAATCAATCAGAATTTTTAAAAGGCGGTGGATCTAAGGGCTGGGTAATGGATTTCACTTGGTTTTTACGTCCAAACAATTTCATCAAAGTTTATGAAAACAAATATGCCAATCGTCCAGTAGCAGAAGGAGTTAATCATGCAACCCATTCAAGCAATCCAAACCGTAAATTGTCAGCCTTTGAACGAGTACGAATTGCAAATGAGAGAGCAAGAGCGCAAAGAGCAGCGCAGAATTCAGGCACTCGAACAAATTTGGGAGTTTATGAGCCAAATGTACGGTGAGCTTTGGACTAACTCATTTGGTGAGATTGCTAGCGCAAATATGGCATGGAAAGCAGGATTATCAGGTTTAACGGCTAAACAGGTGATGATGGGATTAGAAAAAGTGGCACAAAGTGGCAAAACATTTCCGCCAACGTTACCCGAGTTTTTAGCGTACTGCAAAGATGAACGTTTTGATTTTGATGTGATGTATCAAACGTGTGTTTATTGGTCATCGGAATCCGCATTGAAGCAATTGGGGCTCAAACGAAGTAGAGAAGCATTATTCATCATGAGCATGATTGGTGGTGAGATCCAAAGCGCTACACAAGCTAAGGCTGAAATGCTTGTGCGAAAAGGCATTGCTGCACTAGAGAAGCATTTGAATGCTGGTGGTCAATTGCCAGAATTTGCTGTTGAGATTGAACACAAGCCGTTGCCAAAGCAGGGCTTTAGCTTAACTGAATTTATGCGCATTGCAGCAAATAGCCCTGTAACGAATTAGTAATTGATTTTGAAAAACGTATGTAGAGGCAAAAATGATAGAGGTAACAAGCTTACAGCAATTATCAGACATCAAAGATGCAATCATCATATTCACAAACGATTCTGATAGTTCGGATGTATTGAAAGATAAATTGGACGGTATAGATGGGGTCTTTAACGTCGATATAACGCACGAAATAGGCTCAAAATTAAAAGAAATCTATGGCGTTGAACATATCCCAAGCGCCGTGTTTTATAAGGCTGGAAAAGCGTCAAATTTGTTTAATGGTGTCGCAGCAATTATGAGGAGAGTACATGGCTAGATTTTACGTGAAAAACAATGCGATTTTGCAACGTGTGATTGCTTATATCCGCGATATTCAGTCTAAGGATGGTGTTCCTATGGTTAATATTTCAAATCGCAAAGAAGATCGCAGCCATGCGCAAAATCGCTTAATGCATAAGTGGTTTAAGGATATTCATAATATGACTCAAGCTGGCATTGAATATGAGGCAGGGCGTTGTAAATACGCATATTTCTTACCCATTATGGCCACTAGCGATAATGAAGATGCCGTTGAAGCTTATGAATTGATCAAGGAAATAGAAAAGTTACGTGGGTATGAATACACGTGTAAAGCACTTGGTCAAAGTCTTTTGCCTTCGAGTCGACTGTTAAGCACTAAAGAATTTGCCCAAGCTTTAACTGAGATGCAGCAAGGGGAATGGGAACATTGTTTAACTGATCCAAGCTTATACGGGTTGAATTTAAGAGATGGATTATAAGAGGTGAGGAAGATGGATGACTAAAGAAGAAAAAAGACATTTAGCAAAAGTCGCCGCTTTAGGTTGTATTGTCTGTCGTAATGAAGGTTTTGGAAGAACAGCAGCAGAAATTCATCATGTCAGAAACGGACAGGGAATGTCGCAAAGAGCCAGTAACTTTGAAGTGATTCCATTATGCCATGCTCACCATCGAACAGGTGGGCATGGCATTGCTTTTCATGCGGGCAAACAGGCTTTTGAAAGTAAATATGGTACTGAGCGTGAATTGTTAGCACAGGTCAACCAACTGCTTAATCAGGATAACTCAAGATGAAAGTAATGATTGGAATTGATGTGGGTAAAAAAACAGGTTTTGCTTTATCACTGGGTGGCAAGTTGTCAGAGGTTAAGTCATATAGGTTTTGGGATGCGGTGATGGCTGTAAAGAGCTTGTTTGAACGTTATAAGCAAGATAATCAAATTGACTTCAAGGTTTATGTTGAAGATCCAAGATTGCGTACATGGTTTGGTTCAGATGAGAAGAAAGTGCAAGCCGCTCGTATGGGTGTCGGCAGTGTTAAACGAGATGCTGAATTGTGGGAAGAGTTTTTGCAACGTGAGCAAATTCCCTATGAATTGATCGCACCTAAATATAACCGCACAAAATTATCACACGAACAATTTATTAGGTTTACAGGTTGGGCTAATAGAACAAATGAACATGGCCGTGATGCCGCAATGCTAATTTATGGGAGACAATAAGTGATTGAGCATGGAGTGATTAAAAAAGGTGGAGAGGTTGTTGGGTATCGCACGCCAAAGAGTGAATTATTTATTGAACAGCAACGTCAAAAGGTTGAAGAAAGAAAATCTAATAGAGAAATGTTGAAGCTTGCTGATCATGCTTTGGAAGCATGGGCAAGGTGGCGATTAACAAGCATTGGCTATGGCGATTCGCCGATGGCCACAATGGATAATCCAAGAGTGCCGCCAAAAAGCACGCCACCAGTTGGTTGTCATGAAGCACCTGAAATGGCATTGGCTGTGATTAGAGCATTTGAGCAGATGAAGAATGGTGACAAAATTAATCGCCGCTATGCTGTGGTATTGAGTCAATTGTACATGGAGCGCAAGAATAATGAATCAATTGTCACCACCATCAAACGATTGAATTTAAATATTAGCATGTACCAAATCAGAAGGGCAAAAGAGCGGCTATCGGTATTGATTTAAATATCTTTGAAGTATAATCGCCACATAAATAGGGGCTTTTTTGTGTCTAAAAATAATAGAGGTGCGCGTGTTCAGTAAGATTCATTGGAAGTATATTGTTGCTGGAATGGTTTCAGGATTGGTTTTGGTTGGTGCGGCTTATTTTTTTTATTTGGCCGCGACAGATTATGATAGTTTGAGTCAGCATGGTTTATATAAGCTTTTTAAAGATCACGGGTCATTTATTGGGGCTATCATGGCAATACTTGGGGTGGCTTGGGTTGTTAGCAACCAAAATGAAACTACACAAAAGATGATTGAAAGTAATTATGAAATAATGAAAGAAGAGCTTTGGGAAAATAAAAGACAGAAGAAACGAGAGTATTTTGTAAGAATTGAATGTGCGGTTACAGAGTCATTTTATTCATCTGATTCAGAACATGCACAAATGATATTCGAGAATAAAATTCATATTGAACATCTTAATTTTATTAAAAATGATATTAAAGGCCTGAATATGCTATTAGCAAATCCAGAAGCCGTCAAACTTTTATTGACTATACAGAAGTATGTTGATATGTGTTTATTATATGGACAAACAATGCGACGTAGGGAGTTTATTGATTGTATCCACGTATTAAATAATCAGCTGAATTTTGCACCAGATTATTGGAAAGATAAAATATTTGGAGAAATTATGAGGGATGAGGAAACGGGTGATGAATATGTAAAAGAAGGCGATCTAACATTCCTTAAAAATTATAAAAAATATATTAGAGATTTTGTTTTACCATCTTTACGAGAGTGCATTGAAAAAAGAACATAAAATTTTAATTGAAAACTAAACTTCATATGGTAGTATATGAACATTGTCAGAGACTGTGTTTATTAAACGCGGTCTTTTTTTATGCCTGAAATAAAGCATAAATATCAGAGACACATACGACTGCGACCATAGTAGTCCATGAATCTGAAAGAGCCAGCTGGCGGTGCTACTCAGAGCTCTAATACATGGCAAATAAACACCAGCAATATTGCATGAATTCCTCCGATAATACTTCAGGGCAATATCCTTGCATCAGGTGACGATGCGCAATTGCTTATCGTTGAGCATATCAACGAACATAGTGCCTTTAGCTCAGTTGGTTAGAGCACTCGACTCATAATCGAGCGGCCGTTGGTTCAAGTCCAACAAGGCACACCAAATTTGCCCAGGATGCCTCTGCATTTATGTAAGCCCTGGCTATCTCTATTGATTACATTGTGGGGCGATTGATTATGAGAAAATGCAATACATGTAAAAAAGAGTTATTAGAATCATTCTTCAATGATCAATCAGGTGATGATTGTGTGTTATGCGCTTCAAAGCGAGTTGAAGTAGCTAAAGTTGAAAAACAGTCTTATGAAGAGGTTGAGGACAATAGCTGTGCAGGTGGTGCTTGTACGTTATAATCAGCTTTATTTAATTAAGAGTTGATAATGGATAAAGAGAAATATATCGCCATATTTATGACTACACTGATGATTGCTCTGCCAATAGGAGCTATGATGATATTAATAGTATATGCATTTGGCATTATGGCTGTACCTGAACATAAAACAACTTATGATTTTATAAAAGATCATGGATCATTAACAGCAGGAATTATTAGTATCGTTGGTGTATTGATATTAATTTGGCATCAAGGAAAGACTACTAAAGAAGTGATCGAAAGTAATGTTCGGGTTATGAAAAATGAAGCTTTGGAGATACAAAAAAATAAAGCCATAGAATTAGCTAGCGAGATTGGTTATAAGATAGATATGATTAACAATGTATATCCTCCAGGATTTTATGAGTGGGCAAAAAATCCAGGTCAAGAAATTTTCTATGATTCAAAAAAAGCCATGTATTGGCTAGAATCGTTTTTTAGAATGCACATGAATGATAACAAGGAAGCAGCTGAAGGTATAGTAGCGCTTGAGTGTATTTTTAAGTTCTGTTGGATATATGAAGATAAAGTTTGGCAAAATAATAGGGGCTCTATATATCTTATTGAATCTCTATTAGGAAACTTAAGTAATTTAGCAGAAACGAGTGATTTTGCATTTCAAACCAGCAGAAATCTAACGTATCAATACCGAGATGCAGCAGGTAATTATAGATATTTCACAGGACCTGAGGATGTATTATTTCTGTTGAGTCAAGACACAATCTTTAAGCGTGATGTCTATGGATTTATTATTCAGTATATGTCATTTGTAGTTATGCCAACTATAATACAATCTGTGTATGAGTTAAAAGTTAGGTAATTGTATTTAAGATATAAATTCATTACGGCCCCTTCAGTGGGGCTTTTTTATGGGTGGAATATGAGGTTTAAGTTAGGGAAAAAATCAAAGAATAATTTAATCGGGGTTCATCCTGATTTAGTTGCAATTGTAGAACGAGCCATTGAGATCACTCAGCAAGATTTCACAGTCTTTGAAGGTGTTCGATCAATCACGAAACAAAAAGCCTATTATGCCAAAGGTACATCGACCACATTGCATGGTTCCCGTCATTTAATAGGCAAAGATGGCTATGCTCATGCTGTGGATTTAGTACCGCTGATTCATGGCCAACTTCGCTGGGATTGGGATGGATGCTATGCAATTGCGGAAGCTGTGCGCCAAGCATCGATTGAATTAAAGATTCCTGTGCGTTGGGGCGGTGTTTGGGATAAGTTGCTTTCTGATATTCAGGGCATGACAACAAAGCAAGCGCAGCAGGCGTATGTTGATCAGCGTATACGTAATGGCCAACGAGCATTTGCGGATGGTCCACATTTTGAGTTGCCAGTATCAGTCAAATATCCACAGTTTTAGAAACGAATGTAGGCAAAGCAGTAGAAGCCTGCTAAGACGGCACTGTAAGAAATGCGCCAACACTTCTTACAGTAGTCAACTGACAGAACCAGTTAACCCATTGCGCAAACACGCAAGGCCGCCCCCTGCAGGGGCAGTAATTTTATCAGGTTAATATGGAAAGAAAAAAGAAAGTTTTAACAGAAGTGAGATGTGCAAATTGTAATAAGAAGTTATGTGATGCTGAATATAGCGTATTAAAAATAAAATGTCCTAGATGTAAATCTATGAATATTTTAAAGAAGTGAGTGCCTAGAGCGCCTAATGTTGAATGCCTCGAGCATCAAAACAATGAGGTGTTCATGAAGAAATATACAAAAGCCCCATTACCATTTTTAGGCCAAAAGAGAAATTGGCTGCGTTTGATTAACGAAATCAATTTTGATCATATGACTGTGATTGATCTATTCGGCGGCAGTGGCATATTGTCGCATGAGATCAAAAGAAATAATCCGAATGCTCGTGTGATTTGGAATGATTTTGATAACTATCAGGGACGATTGAATCAAATCGAACAAACTGAAGCTTTGCGCCAGAAGATTGCCAAGGCATGTGGCATCTTTGAGAAAGGTACAAAATTAAATGGAGAAGCCAAAGACGGTATACTCAAACTGATTAAAGATTCTGGTACAACGGATTTTATTACCGTTTCTAGCTGGCTTCTATTTTCAGGAAATTATTGCCATTCTTTTGATTCATTGGCCAACAAAACATGGTACATCAGTCCGCCTAAAAATCCGCTGAATGCCGAGGATTACTTATCCAATGTAGAACGTGTCAGGATGGATTATAAAGAGCTCTTGAATTTATATCCTAGTCATGAAAATACGGTTTTTATTGCAGATCCGCCGTACATCATGACCAACCAAACGGGATATTCAGCCAAGAATGATGCAAGATTTAAACTTGTTGATGCCATTCATTTATTCAAAGAATTGGGATCTAGAAAGGCGGTTCTATTTTCTAGTACTAAATCAGAGTCTGATGAGTTATTGGATCTCATGGATATCAATGTGACAGAGCGCCATTCGTTGATTGTGAGTCCAATCCCTGATCGAAAATACGAAGATTTATGTTACAGAATTAATTTCTAAGATCAGTCATGCCACGGTTAGGTGCTGCTAATTGTGGCATGCGCCATAAGTTTATATGGAGATTTAGATGGAAATAAAGCAGCTATTCACCAATGACAATGGGCGATTGAGTACGACAAATACTATTCAGATGATGAGTGCGATTACGTTATGTGGTGGATTCTTTGCTGCAATGTTTTTTGATTTGAATGTACCGAGCGAATTAGCATTTATTATTGCTAGTATGGCGACTTTAACGGCTACATCAAAAGGCTTTGTTGCCATGAAAAGAGATAAAGATCATTAGTATTGCCAAAATGTCTAGACTATTAAATAAATATAATCCTTTTGTATGATCAACTTCCTATTTTTTGGGTATTAGGGATTGAAATAATAAAATATTCAAACATAATACCATTCGGTTATATTGAATTATTATAAGGGTGATGTGTTGATGATAGAAATAAATATGAAGATTGATGCATTCAGAGTTTTAACCTTTAAGGATCAAAAACTCGATATAGTCTTAGAAAAGATGCTGAATGACAAACAATCAGGCCTTGAACTCAAAAAAAGAAACAGAAATATTAATGGCACAGATATGAGGTTTGAGGATATTGAAAAAAGAACAAAGCCTGATGGGACTGCATTTTGGCTTATTGATTTTATCAATTTATCAAATAATCATGGCCCAGGTAAAGCAAGTTTAGATACAGAGATTGAGCCATTTGAGTTTGATGATGAGCTTGGTGAAAAATTTAGTTATGATGCAGCCATGTTTTATGATGAAAACTCAGAGTATGTGGTTTTGCAATATAATCATCAAGGGGTAAAATCTGGCGCAATAGCAAAATATTTTTCTGCATATGATAAAAGTGATCCGAAAGAATTTGAACTCAAGCCCGTACTGCGTGAAGATATGGACGAGGTTTTATCTAAGAAAACTCTTGTCAAGAAAATAATGATAGGTGTTGACACGCGTAAGTATACCGATACATCAGGACCATTGATGGGAGTTATAGAAAACATTAAAGATGATAATGACGATAGTGATCAAATCTACATAGAAGTATCTGTGAGAGGTAAAGAAAAGACTCTAGGTGATAAAGCCGTAGATTTATTTAATCGCGTACGTAATAATATCGAAGATGTAGATTCAGATGGAGTGACTCAGTTAAAAATTGGTGTATCAGATGGGGAATCTAGCCAAGAATTATTAGATTTTGTTAATGCAAAACTAAGCTGTTATGAACCTGTTAAAATTGGTAATGGTTATCGCGTGACAAGAGATGAGCGATGGGATGCTTTACAGAGGGTATACAATACATGGGTTAAAAGTAATAATCTTGCTTAATATTTTCAAGTTCTAGGAGTGCTTAGAATGCTGTTGTTGTGGGAGAGAATATATCCTTATTGTATTACAGTTCTAGTTGGTGCGGGCTGTATGTATATTTATTCAAAAAATTCTTTTCCAACTTTGGAAAAAGAATTTTTTTCTACAGCTGTAGCATTGTTTGGGGTATTGTTGGGGTTTTTGTCGACTACTAAAGCGCTTCTTATTGGCATGAATTCTCCCGTAATAGAGTTTTTGCGTGAATCCTCTAGAATGGATGATTTAATTAACTATATAGCTCAAGCAGTGTGGGGTTGTTTTATTGCATGTTTGGCTAATATTGTTGCATTTTTTGTTAGTGGAAGCTCTTGGTTTGATTATTATATAATTGTTTTAGTATTAGTATGTGTGTTTGCTCTGACTGCATTTTTTAGAATAACACGACTTATGATTAGCATATTAAGAAAACACTATGTAAAGACTAGTACTTCTGCCCAGAAAGTAAGGCCTAGAGCTACAACTACAGATGGTTCTTAAATGTGAGAGGGTGTTATGAGTAATAAATATATTTATGATGGTGGTATCCTATATTCGTTGAATTTTATGGAAACCGCAAAAAAAGTTGATGATCATTGTGAACTTCATTTTACCTATGAAGATTCTTCAAAAATATCTTATGCGATAAATAGAACTATGGACGAGTTTATTGAATTTTTGGATTCTTCTGACTCAGTCATGTATGTAAGGAAAATGGAACATTTGAAATAGTGATCAGTAAAGTCAAAATTATAGCATTAACAATACTAGGCGCATTAAGCGCCTTTTTTGTGCTCGTCATTCAGAGTAAGAACCGAAAGATCGAAAAACAAAATGAGCAAATTAAGCAGCATAAAAGCAAACATGAGGAGCTGCAATTCATCAACGATCAAGAGAAGAAAACGAAAGATGATAAAAACAGTATCAATACTAGCAGTGAGTCTGATGTTGATAAGCTGCTCGAGCGCCACAAGGCATATAGAGATTGATTATGCGGCGATTAATTGCGCGGGATGGGAACGAGGGTCAATCAGTCGCAAAGATCAATTAACATTAGAAACAAAGAGATGGATTCTATCGCACATCATTAAATACGATAGAGATTGTAAACGTCCTACGGCATAGATAAGGAAGCCGATAATGGATAATAAAGTCAATTTTGAAACATGGTTACATAACAAAACAACTGTTGTTGCTGGCTTTCTAGGCAGTGCATTGTTGAGCTTTGCAATTTGGGTATTTAGCCAAGTTTACGGGCAAAGTGTTAAACATCTTGAGAGCATTGATAATAAGTTTGACATGCTGACTAAGGATATTATTGCAATCAAACTTCAAGACAGTGCGAACACAATCACAATCAATACACTTAAAAATGATGTACTTGATCTCAAGACTGTGAATAAAGAAGTGCTGGGGCGTCTTGGATCACTTGAGAAGTCTAGCGCACAACATGAGCAACAACTAAGGCAGTTAAGTAAATAAGGATTAATTATGGCGGCTGAAAATAAAGTTGGTCGTCCAACTAAGTACAAGCATGAGTATTGTGAGCTTGCTTTTAATTATTGTTTGTTAGGTGCAACAGATGCAGATTTAGCACGCTTCTTTAATGTTGATGAATCAACCATCAACAGATGGAAACTTGAACATGAAGAATTTTGCGAGTCCATAAAAAGAGGGAAAATTGATGCGGATGCGTTGGTGGCCAAATCTCTTTTTCAAAGAGCCATTGGATATCAATATATCGAAACCAAGAATGAAATGTCTGAGCAAGGCATGAAAAAGTCTGTAACAACCAAAGAAGCGATGCCAGATACTACGGCACAGATATTTTGGCTCAAGAATAGACAGCCCGATAAATGGCGAGATAAGCCCGTGGCTGTGAGTGAAGAGTTAGATGCCACACCCGTTAAAATTGTTGTAAATGTTCAAGATGCAAGAAAGCAAGACGATAAGCCCGAAACTTAATGTGCCACAAGCTAAGTTTATTGCGTTAGATAAAAAGTTTAAAGCATTTGTCGCTGGATTTGGTAGTGGTAAAACGTGGGTAGGTTGCGCAGGCATTGCAAAGCATATGTGGGAATACCCGAAAATTAATGCGGGTTATTTCGCGCCGACATTCCCTCAGATTAGAGACATCTTTTATCAAACGATGGAGGAAGTCGCATTTCATTGGGGTTTATCTGTAGATATTAAAACATCGGACAAGGAAGTTCATTTTTATAATGGGGCTACTTATCGCGGTGTTTGTATATGTCGATCAATGGATAATCCATCTTCAATTGTTGGATTTAAAATTGGCCATGCGATGGTTGATGAAATCGACATTTTGAAACAAGATAAAGCCACTTTAGCATGGCGTAAGATCATCGCACGTATGAGATATAAAGTGGAAGGTTTGCGCAATGGTATTGATGTCACAACGACACCTGAAGGCTTTAATTTTGTATATGAGCAATTTGTTAAGTCTGTGCGAGAGAATCCAAAGCTAGAGGCATTATATGGATTGGTGCAAGCCAGTACATATGACAATGAAAAGAATCTACCTGATGGATATATAGAATCGCTTTATGAGTCATATCCAAAGCAGCTAATCGAAGCTTATTTAAATGGCCGCTTTGTCAATCTAACGAGTGGCACGATTTATAGCAATTTTGACCGTAAATTAAATCATTCTGATGCAGAGTTAAAATCAGGTGAGCCATTGCATATTGGCATGGACTTTAACGTTTTACAAATGGCTGCGGTTGTATATGTGATACGTGATGGAAATCCAATAGCGATTGATGAATTAACAGAGGTTAGAGATACACCGACGATGGCGTATTTGCTTAAAGAGCGTTATCCCAATCGTGCGATTCGAATTTATCCTGATGCCAGTGGCCATAACACCAGTTCTAAAAATGCCAGTGACTCTGATCTAAGCATTTTAAAAGAAGCGGGTTTTACTTTAGTGGTTGATACGACGAACCCAAGGGTCAAAGACAGAATTATGGCGATGCAAGCAATGTTATTGAATGGTGAAGGTAAACGCCGTCTGTTAGTGAATACACATCGATGCCCAAAATTTACAGAAGGATTAGAACAGCAAGTCTATGACAAGTATGGAGAGCCTGATAAAAGCTCAGGTGTGGATCATGTGAATGATGCAGGTACATACCCAATCATCAAATTATTTCCTATTGTTAAACGTCAATTAAGACACTCTTCAATGCCATTCTAGAGGTAGTAATGAAAATAGATAGCATTTCCAATGAAATGAAAGAGTTTCATGAGAAAATTAAGCCGATTCAGGCTTTATTAGGCGGTACTGAAGCAATGAGAGCCGCTAAGCAAACGTATTTGCCAAAGTTCAAGTCGGAAACAACACAAGATTATAATGCGAGATTAGCTGTCGCAACATTGACACCATATTTTGAAGATACGATTAAATCTATGGCAGGACGTGTCTTCTATCGGCAATTTGCATTAGATGATGTTCATGAGGCTGTGCGTGAATTTGTAGAAGATTTTAATGGCTCTGGCAAAAGTATGAGTGGCATCTTTGAATCAGTCTTTTTTGAGTCATTGGGATATTCTAGATCGTATGTAGTCATTGATTATACATTAACAGAACAAGCGCAAACACGTGAAGAAGAGAAGAATTTAAATGCGCGCCCATATGCGTTTAAAGTCAGTCCTGATCAAGTGTTAGACATTCGTAAATCTAATGGCGGTATTGTGTTATTTAAGTACATTCATACTGTGATTGATGAAGAACAGACCAATGATTTTGAGATTAAGTATCAGGATGAAATTGTTCTTATGACACCAGCACGCACTAGATTTTATAGAAAGCTTTCTGGTAATGATTGGACATTGGTTAAAGATGTCGAGATCAGAGTGGGCAATAAAGCTTATGACCATGTATTTGTAGAAGAACTGAAACTTGCTAAGAAACCGCCGCTTTCCAACTTAGCAGAGTTGAATATTAAACATTGGCAATCACAATCAGAGCAAGACAATATTCTCAGTAAAGCAAGAATGCCCATTTTGAAAATGGTGGGTGTTGATCAGCCAACCTCCGAGGATGAACTCATTATTGCAGGCGCACTATTTTTACCATTAGGCGGCGATGCTAGTTACATTGAGCATTCAGGTGCGGCGATTAAAGCGGGGCAAGAAGCATTGAATAAGCTAGAGGAGCAAATGGCTGTTGCGGGTTCAAAATTGCTCATGCGAACCAAGATGGCATTGACTGATAGCCAAACTAAGAATGAAAGTAAAAAAGAGGTCAGTGAGTTGATGTTATATAGCTTAAAGCTCAATGATTTTATGAATCATGTCTTAGATAAATTTGGATTGTGGCTAGGTTTAGACGATGCAGGTTCGATAGATATCACGGATAATTTACAGAAAACGATTGAATCAGAAATATCTATTAGCGAGCTCATTCAGTCTGTGAATCATGCAATTATCTCTAAGAAGTCAGTCTTTGAAGCAATGGTGGCGTGGAATGCCATTACAGATAATCGTACCTTTGAAGAAGAACAAGAACAGATTGCATTAGAACAACTTAGTGAAATCGCCGCTCCAATGGCTTAATGATTATGAAAGAGTTTAGTTATTCAGAGCTCACAATGATGCTGTGTGAGTTTAATATCAATATTTTTCGTTATGATGCTTATGTTCGTTCAGTCGTTTTTAAGCATTTAGATCAGGTTCAAAAAGATCTCATTGCTCGTATGATGATTGATGATCTAGGGGCTATCTCTAAACGAGATATTCAACGATTAGTCAGAGATATTAAAACGATCATTACGGATGAATATGAACGTATTCTTGTGTATTTATCCGAAACGAATCAGCAATTTTATATTGCGTCTCATCATATTGAAGCGCAAATATACAATACATGGCTAGGTGCGAAAGTCTTTAGTTATTTGCCTAACTATAAATTAGATGCCATTCGATATGCGCCTTTGTTTGAAGGTAGAGATATCAAAGATTGGTGGATCAAACAGTCTGAAGACCTAAAATTCAAGGTGGAATCAATCATTAGAAATGGCAATGTATTGGCTGAAACGCCACAAGCCATATCTAGACAGATTCGTGATCAAATCAATATTGTAAAACGCCATGCTGATTCGATTGTGAGAACTGCGAATGCGGCGATTGCTAATGATGCTTTAGAACGTCTCATTGACCACAATACAGATTTAATCACTGCTAAGCAGCATATCAGTACATTAGATGGTAATACGAGCGATGTGTGTAAGGCGCGAGATCTAAAAAAATGGACAGTAGACAATCGCCCAATTGGCCATAAGATGCCATTTAGAAAGCCGCCATTGCATTTTAGATGTCGCTCTATTATTCGGCTTTTATTACAAGATCAAGTAGCATCGACAAGAGCTTCACAATTTGGGCAGGTGAATGAGCAAATAGATTATTCATCATGGCTAAAGACTCAAACTCAAGAGTATCAAATATCAGTACTGGGGGAACAAAAAGCAAAATGGTTTAGAGAAGGGAAATTGACGATTGGAATGATGCTTGATCAGAATGATCGACCTTTAACGATCAAGCAGTTAAAAAAGATATATAACTTATAGTTATACAAGCTCACGAAAGTGGGCTTTTTTATTGGATAAATTTTATTAACAGAGCGAGATGCTCCATTGATGCGAGAAGCAAATTATGTGGAAAACAGATGAAAACGGCAATTTAGTTGTAGTGGATGGTAATCCTGTGGTGATCACAGCAGATGGTAAAGAAGAGCCTTTCTCTTTGGAATCAAATAAGCAATACATCGAAAGTTTAAAAGCTGAAGCAATCAGTCATCGCCAAAAGGGTAATGGTTATAAAGAGCAGTTAAAAGCCTTCGAGGGTATTGATCCTAACAAAGCGCGTGAAGCACTTGAGAAAGTGAAGGCATTTAGTGAAAAAGATCTCATTGATGTGGGGAAGGTTGAAGAAATCAAAGCAGAGATGAAGCGAGTACATGATGCTCAGTTGAATGAAGCGATTTCTAAAGCTGAACAGTATAAGCAACAGATGCAGTCATATATCATTGGGCAAAAGTTTAGTGAGTCACAATTTATTGCTGACAAACTGAATATTCCATCAGATATGGCACGCGAATTCTTTGGTAAGCACTTTACCGTTGATGAACGCAATAATGTCATTGCATTACATGATCCTTCAAACCTTGACAGTATTGTGTATTCAGAAGCCAATGCGGGTGAACCAGCATCTTTTGATGAGGCATTAGCAAAGTTTATCAATGCGTATCAATACAAAGATAAGATCCTAAAAAGTAACGGTAATCAGGGCTCTAATACATCAAATACGGGTAAAGCTCCAAATGGTATTAAACGTTCAGATATGACGCCTTTAGAGCGAGCCAAATACATTCAAGAGCATGGATCTGAAAATTATTTAAAACTTCAAAAATAGGGGTAACTTATGGCAACAACAGTCAACAAAGATATGATTATCTATAATGAAACAGCACAGACCTCATTCTTAGAGCGACGTCAAGATAATATTGATGTCTTTAACAACTCTTCGAATGGTGCAATTATCTTAGAAAATGAGATCATTCAAGGTGATTTTTCACAGTCTGCTTTTTATACGGTGGGCGGTGAAATGAAGCATCGTGATGTGAACTCAACCGATAAAGTCACCGCCAATAAAATTGGAATGAATGAGCAAGTGGGCGTAAAAGTGCCATATAAGTATGGTCCTTATGCCTCTACAGAAGAAGCATTTAAGCGCCGCGCCCGTAGTCCTGAAGAGTTCGCCTATCTCATTGGCCAAGATTTAGCGGATGCAACAAGTGCGGGGCATTTAGAATATGCTTTAGGTGCATTAACAGGGGCGATTCTTAGCAATTCTGATATGAATGTTAATGGCAATATTGCCGTTGATGGTCGTAAAGCATTAACGCGAGCCATGCGAACTTTTGGTGATAAATTTTCGCGTGTCGCTTTGTGGGTTATGAACTCAGATACCTACTTTGACATCATTGATGATGCTTTAACGAATCAAGTTTATTCCGAAAGTGGGGTAGTGATTTACGGTGGTGTACCTGGAACACTTGGTAAACCAGTTTTAGTCACGGACACGATTGATCCTAAATTGTCATTTGGTTTACAACGTGGTGCAGTACGAATTCGTGAGTCACAATTACCAAGTTTCCGCCTATATGACATTAATGATGAAGAGAATATGGCAATGGGTGCGCGTGCTGAAGGTGCATTTAATATTGATATTCTTGGTTATTCATACAATAAAGCAAAAGGCGAAAATCCAAACCTTGAAAAACTCAAAGCAGCGGCAAGTTGGAAGAAATATGTGGCCAGCAATAAATTAACAGCGGGTGTACTCATTAATCTTAGTAAGGATGAAAAAAGTAAACCTGATGGTATCGGTGGTTAAGCATATTAACTAAGGCGGTGATTGTGCCGCCTTTTTCTTGAGAAGTAAAAATGGAATATGTCACAACACAGTATGCGGATGCTTATCATTCAAAACGTATGACAGCTGAACGATGGAATATGTATTCAGAAGATGAAAAAGCTAAGCGTTTAGTTTCAGCCATTGATTTTATCGAGGCAAATTTTCGTTTTCAGCATGAAATATGGGAACAAGTAGAAATACCCGAGCAACTCAAAAAAGCAATTTGTGAAGTTGCAGTATCCGATGAATTGATCATTGCACGATCACGAACACAAAACAGCATTAAAATTGATGTGATTCAAGTAGAGTACAAAATTGACTCGTCCGCATATCAGATTGAATTTGATCGTATTAAAATTATGCTGAAAGGCTTATTGATGCCTGAACAACGTTTATTCATGAGAGTATCACGATGAATTATCAGGAAATTCAAAATATTGTTAATGAGTTATTACCCGAGTTTGGTATTGAATGTACAGCGACAATTAAAATTGCGGGTAAATATGATCCTAAGACAGGGCTGTCAGGCACTGAAAAGACCACGAATGGACAAGCAATCATCACAAATATTGATATGAGATATAGTGGGCAAAATAATTTGATAGAAGTGGGGGATCAGTGGTTATTAGCAACGGCATCGCTAGATCTACAAGTGGGATCAGTTGTTCATATTGATGGCAAAAAATATCAAGTGATTGCCCCTAATCCAATTAAGATGGCCAAACATACAATTTTATATAAAGCACATATCAGAAAAGTTTAAGCCCTATTTTCATAGGGCTTTATATTGTTCTGCCTCTCGGCAGTACTTGGGTTCAGTGTATAAGTTTTATGCCTATAGGCAATGGGATTATGCATATACCAACTTCAGTTGGTGAAAATATTCTACTAATTGTAAAAATAAAATCAAGATCACAATATTGATTCTAATCAATATGATACTTTTATTTCTTAGAGTGAAATCATGAGTATTAAAGATAAAATTGCTCAAAGAAAAAATGAGCTATTTTTGGAAATTAAGGGAAATATTAGAAACGCCGCATATACGGCATTTACAAAAATACAGACAAAAACGCCCGTTGATACAGGAGAAACTAGACGAGCATGGGCAATTGCAAAAGAATCAGATCAACATTATGTGATCACCAATCCTTTGCCGCATATTAATGTTCTTGAATACGGTTTATATCCTAATCCACCCAAAAAAGGCAGCGGTAAAACGATCAATGGCTATTCAACTCAAGCGCCTACGGGATTCGTGCGTATCTCATTAGAAGAGGTCAAAAATGAGTTTAGTTGATCTTAAACGTGAACTTGAAACCTATGTGATGAATTTTGCTGAACGTCACAAAATGAATTGCAGTTTTGAAAACTCACATACGGAAAACAAGGGCGATTATTTAGAGTGTTTCTTTTTGCCTATATCGCCATTTATTTCGACGTTTGAACACGCATCTTATCAGTATATTTTTCAGGTTAATTTTTATGTTGATCAAGGAGTGGGTGCAGTTAATTTACATGTTCTTATAGAGGAGTTTCTTCAACCTTTTGAAGTTGGTTATTCAATCAATGATCACGCGATTGTATATAAACCAAACTCAATGTCACAAGGCATTAAAAGTGAGGGCAAATATATGATTGCTGTTTCAATCTATCTACAATTTTTTAAAGCTATTTAGGAGTATTTATGGCGACATTATCCGCTAAATCAAAAATTCAGATGAGTAAAACTAAGTGTGACAAATTGTCTGATAAAACTGAAGAAATTGAATTAATTAATATTGCATGTGATGCATCTTCTTTTTCTGTTGAAGTCGGTGAGTCTACGTCAATTGACTCAACAACATTAGACGATGATGCACCGCAATCTGAAGTCGCATTTCCTGGTGATTCTACAGCAAGTGCAACAATGTTTTATAGCTCTAAAGCCGATAGCGCATATACCGCGGTACGTGCGGCACATGAAAGTGCAGAGAAGCGATATTTTTGTTTAGTGTTTCCTGATGGTGGCAAAGAAGAATTTATTGCTAACGTCACGTCTCATAGTATTGCATTGCAGACTAAAGAGGCAATCAGCGCAAATGTATCATTTAAGATCAGTGGCAAAGTTAAGAAAACAAACGCAGGTTAATTATTGAGAGGATGACATATGAATTTGGCAGATTTTAGCAATCAAAAGTTAGACAAAGCAAAACCTTTTAACCTAGTATTTCCTGATGGCAGTGTTTCAGATGCGAAGATTTATATTAAATCACTTAAATCAAAAGATGTAATCCGCGAAACAGATGCGATTGCCAAAAGAGCAAATCAAGCCGTGGCAAAAGGTTTAGATTATGCGATTAAGTCTGACATTGAGATGTGTTGTGCAATTATTGAAACAATAGAAGGTTTCACCATTCAAGAGGCAGATAATGTATTTGGCTTTGAAACGGATGGTGATCGCATTGTGTCCACTAAAGAGAATATTAGATTATTGATGGAAAACTTCCATTTTGCACGCCAACAAGTGGCCGCCCAAGCTAATGATGATAGTTTTTTTTATCTGAATTAGAAGAAAGTGCGCGGGACTGTATTCGTTTTTATTTAAAGCCAGAGAAAAATTCTCGTAAAACACGTCACCAAATGTTGTTAGAAATGTCTGAAAATTTAGGAGAGTTAGAGGAGTTGAAGCAAGCGCCTTTAATCACTCAGTATTATCAGCACGTTTGGGATTGGTTTCTATCATTAAATCAAACACGGAATACGGTTATGGGATGGACACCCATCAGTTATACAGAAATCGCCGCTTTTTCATCATTAATGTCAATTGAAATGGATCGAGATGATATAGAGGCTTTAAGGCTTATTGATTCGATTTATCTAGATGAAATGCGCGATATTTAGAGTTAAAAAATAGCCCTGCTTTTTGACAGGGCTAAAATTAAATTATGCAACCTCATGGCAATTTTCAAGGAGACTATTGCAATGAATATTTATATTTTAGTACAAAAAATTAATTTGTGAAGATGGATTATGCTTTAAAAGCATATGGTTGTATTAGAAAGCCCTTATTAATTTAGGGCTTTTTTTATGGGTGAGGAAGGTTATGGCTGATTTAGGAATGCTCATTGATATCAGAGCAAATGGCGCGGATCAGGCATCTCGTGATATTGATCGTGTGTCTAGATCTGCTGAACAACTCGAAAATAAAGCAAAAAGCTTAGGTTACTTTTTTGATCAGCAGGGGCGATTGAGAGAAGCCAATGGTCGATTTGCAAGATCAAATGATAGTGTGGCTAATTCATTGCGCAGAATGCGCCAAGATGCTGATACAGCCTCAACAGGTATCCGTAATATTGGTGCATCAGCATCACAATCCATTGTGCCAATGAATCTATTAAGCAAGGCATTGGCAGGTTTATTAACCGTACAAGCTGCAACACATGTACTGAGTTTGGCTGACACAATGACAAACCTAAATTCACAAATTAGATTTGTTACAGCCAGTCAACAAGAAGCAGAAGCTGTACAAAAACGCTTATTAGGTTTAGCAAATAGCACGCGTGCGAGCTTGGAAGCAACAGCAACTCTATACACACGTACAGCAAGAGCAATGAAGGATTATGGTAAAACACAAACAGAAATTTTAAGATTTACAGAAGCTATCAATAATGCAATGCGTGTGGGTGGTGTTGGTGCGCAAGAGCAGGCAAGTGCTTTATTGCAGTTATCACAAGCTTTAGGATCAGGTGTTTTACAGGGGGATGAGTTTAGATCGATTGCTGAAGCTGCCCCAATTCTTTTAGACATCTTGGCAAAAAATACAGGTGTTGCGCGTGGTGAACTCAAAAAGCTGGGTTCTGAAGGTAAATTAACCGCTGAATTGCTATTTAATGCCATTTCTCAATCATATGATGAATTGAAAAAACAGGCAGCAGAAATGCCAGCCACAATTGAATCCTCAATGACAGTTGTGCGTAATAATATTATGCAATTTAGCCAAGACATGTTGAATCAAACGGGTATCACACAGGGTATATCATCGACACTGTTATATGTTGCAAATAATTTGCATGTGGTTTTTGTCCCTGCTGTTTTGTTGGCTTCAGTCATGATTGGAAAAATGACAGGGGCGGTTATATCGTCAGGTGTTGCGTTTGGGCAATCGTCTTTTGCTGCTGCTAAATATCAATTTTCTTTAATTAAAGCTGCGGGTGCTTCTAATACATTGGCGGCTGCATCTACAGCGGGGACAATGGCTGTCAATGGTATGTCTCGAGCATTACAATTGGTTGGTGGTCCATCAGGTTTAATTGGTATTGTGGCAGCAGGTTTATTGTTGTTTGCGACTAATTCAGATAAAGCTAAGAAAAGCGCAGGTGATTTAGAACTTGAGCTTCAAGGTTTAGAAGCGCGTCTGAAATCCATGAATAAATCACAAAGAGAAGCTTTAGTCATTTCATATTCGGATAACCTAAAGAATTTGAAAAATGATCTTTGGCGTTTGAAAACCGATATTGCTCATGAAGAGCGTAAGCTCAAGACAATGCAAGGTGGCGGCTGGTTTGGCGGCAATGCTTCTAAATTTGATATTCAAGAGCAAGAGAAGAAGATCAAGAAAATGAAAGGGGAAGCTTCGAATTTAGCAGATGCGATTGTTAAGGTTTCAGAAAGTATTTTAAAAATTAAAAATTATTCTGAAGAATCAACTGATGGAATGAATGAGCTACAAAAGTCAGGTATAGGCGTAGCTGAAACACTCAAAGAGATCGAAGAGAAGTATCGCCAGCTTGGTATGACAGCATCGCAAGTGACATTAGCTAATTTAGTCGATATGGGCGCATCTTTAGCTGATTTTGCAAGAGCAAAGGCAATGTTAGATGAAATTGATCAAAGCAATGCATCTAAACGTACTGCAAAACGTGGTGGAGGCACAGATCATTTTGGAGAAAAATTAAAAGCGTTATCTAATGAATTAGCAAAAGTTCAGGCTTTGAATGTAGAGATTGCTAAGTTTGGACGTGAAAGTCTCTATACTTCAGCAAGGGAATTAACATTAGAATTTGCGAATCAATCGAATGCGTTATCAAAGGTATCTGAAGCACAAAAGCAAATATTGATGAATCAGGCAATGGCATTAGATAGCCAGAAACAACTCAACTCTATTCTTAAATTTAGAAGTGAGTATGCAGCTGATTTGGAGCAGATGGAGTTTGAGCTTCGATTGATCGGAAAAACAGCAGATGAGATTGAAAAATTAACATTCGCTCGTGATCTCGAAAATAAAGTAAAAGAGATCAGCATAGGCATGAGTGCTGAAAATATTGATTTACTTAATCAAGAAATTGCCAAAGTACTAGAGTTAAAAGATGCATATGATAAAAAGAAAAAAGAGCTAGGGGATAATCCGTTTTTAGGCATATCAAAAGGTTTTGATAACTATGTAAATTCGATGGGGAAAAATATTGGTGAGCAGTTTGCAACCGTTACGGAATCAATGTTTGGTGGAATGACGGATGCTGTTGCGAACTTTATATCAGGTACTGACAAAAGCTTTTCCGAGATGACCCAATCAGTATTGCAGAATATTTCAAAAATGCTTATCAAAATGGCTATTTTAAATACCATGAAAATGGCTTTTGGCGGCTTTTTCTCTAGTCTTGGTAGCTTTTCGGGCGGTGGAATTGTTGGTGCAAAAAGTTTTGCAATGGGTGGCTATACGGGCGCTGGTGGAAAATATCAGCCCGCTGGCATTGTTCACAAAGGTGAAGTAGTCTTTTCACAACGAGATGTTGCTCGATTTGGTGGGGTAGCAGCAGTTGAAAGAATGAGGCTACGAGGTTATGCCAATGGCGGTATTGTGGGTGGTCGAACTATGATTGGACACGCAAACGTACACCAGCCTCAACCGATCACAATTATTGTCAATGTTGCTGAAGATGGATCTACAGAAGTGATTGATAAAAGTGTAGGTAAGGCTTTAGATAGACAAGTTGAAGTTATTGTAGAACGTGTAATTACACGGGAAAGTAGACCAGGTGGTAGGCTAGCCAAGTAATATTTTTCAAGCTATCATACCTATGATATTAATATGTGGAGGATATTATGCGTATTTTTCTAGCAGCTATATTATGCCTATCTGTATCTTTTGCTTGTGATCAGCCATTTGAAGAAGTTGGTGGTTATAAAATTGGTTGTCCGTATGACCCCGTAGGTATGGAGCATAGTAAAAAGGATGATGGTACTGATATATACGTTAAAAAATTAGAAGATGATTCATTTTTTCAAGTGGTTGGCTTAGGACTAATAGATAATAAGATTGAAGAACTATCCTTTTTTAGTGCCTATGATAACCCAGATAATATGAAGCGAGATATAGAAAATATATTAACAAAGTTCACAAAACGCTGGGGAGAGTATAAAACTTTAGAGACGGGTGGAGGACGAACAGCTTATTTGTTTGATAATCCTAATAGCAGTGTATTAGACAGTGTTGGTATTTTAGTAATACAGGATTATACTTCAAATGAAATAGGTGTATCTTACACATCTAAGATACTTGAGCAGCATAAAAACGATAAAAAAGAACAACTAAAAAAGGAAAATCTTAAAAAATTAGAAGGATTCTAATGCATGAAAAAGGTAGCAATATTTTTTTGTGTTTTAATTGTAATATTAAGTTCTTTCTCTATTTTTGTGGTAAAGAAAATGACAATTTTTACCGTTCAACCCATTGGGGCGATTCCTGATGGAGCTTCCATTCTTATGTGGAAGAAAGGTGATGAACCATTTTTTAATAGTCCTGATGCAATTTGCTTAAAAATTCAGGGAAGTGTTAGTCTTCTTTGCAGAGGCATGGCTTTGACTAGATACTTTGAAGAAGACAATGTTATATATCGCATGAAGTACAAAGAAGACTTTTATCTTAGATCTACTAATGGCAAAAGGTATAACAGCAGATGGATGTAGCTTACAATCTTTGAACGATGGAATCTAGTAGATGAGATCGTCTACTTAAGGTCGGCACTGCGATTGATATTATCGGTAAAATTGATAGGATTAACCATTGGAGTTACTAAAACTTGATAAAAAAGCAATTGGTTTTAGAGTTTTACATAAAGAAACGCCCCTTGTGAAAGGGGTGTTTCTCTTTACTGAAGCTAAACATGACAAGCATAATTTACAACTAAAAGTTTTACAGAAGTAATTAAAATCTATATCATTAGCTATGTAACTATTGTTGTTTAATACGAGGAGGTTAATTATGTCGAATGCTGTTAAAAAGGAACGCAATACTTGTGTGCCTGAAAGAAATAGAAGCATCGTGGCTAGACCTCGTCCTGCAATAGGTAAAGATCATAGTCATATGAAGCAATTAGAAAAAGCTTTTAATATTTGTTATAACAATAACAAAGAAGGTATTAAACTTTTAGCTAAGATTTAACTAAATGACAATCAATGACACTGGTTCCATCTTAGAAGATGGAAGTATACATTATTTAACCGAAGATGATATTATCCAAATTAATATATGGCTAATCAAGAAAGACACTCCGGAAGAGCCTATACAAGTTATTAATCCTGTTGGGTTGTCATCATCTGCTTCTAGACCTAGCCAATATAGGAACTATGAGCAAACGGAAGATATGTTTAAGCTAGCGGCAGTGTTGATTGAAAGCTTGATTAAGAATCACTGTTTTGCAAATGCCAATAAAAGGACTGCTATGCAGGCTGGCGCAATGTTTTTATTATTGAATGGTTATGAATTGATTCCTATAGAAAGTTATGAGTATGCCTATACTGCAGAAGGCGTTGCCACCGGAAAGTATGATACGGATTATTTAGAAAGATGGTTGTATTATCATTCATCCGATTTTAATACTCTCCAATTATGTTAGTTTAGTTTTATAAAAGCCCCTTAATTGGGGTTTTTTTATGCTCAAAATTATAAAAAAAGCGTTGAATCATAACAATCCAACGCTGAAACACCATTTTCTAATAAAGAAAGGTGTGCCCAACAAAATTATATTTAAAATTTAATTGTATGTCTATCATTAGAAATCTATATAAAATGCAAGAAAATATTTTTTTAAAATAGAATTGAAAGATAACATTTATTTGAAATTTCTCTTATTTAGGTTATTGATATGGGTTATAGAGTATTTAGATGGTGTCCACGTATTGATGCGGTACAAGAAGTTGAACCATTGCTTAATATTATTCAATTCGGAGATGGTATAGAGCAACGGCAGCTCAAGGGTTTGAGGTTACACCGAAATAAGTTTCCTGACTTAAAGTTTGTTGCTAAGAAAGAAGAAATTAATGAAATCACTGATTTTTTGCTGCTACATATTACAAAGCCATTTTGGTTTTCCTTTCAAGGAAAACAGTATCTAGTGAGAAAAGATGGACCCTATAAGCTGGTTCATAAAAGTAAGGATATTTGTGAATTAACCGTAAGCTTTGTTGAGGTCATGAAATGATTAGTGATTCAGTGAAAGCTCAACTAGATGAATTAGAACAACAAGCATGGATTGATTTATATGTACTAGATATTAGCCGTATTAATGACCATGGCGGCTCAAACCATTTCTATTTTTGTAACGAATTGAATGAAAAGAATGAGTCAGTCATTTGGCGAGGTCAGAAATATTTAGCGATACCAATACAAATTGATGGCGTTGAAAGAAAAGGTAATGGACCAAGTAATAGACCGACGCTAAACATTGCCAATTTAAATGGATATATGACAGGGGCGATTCATCAATATGATGGATTGATTGGGGCAAAAATAACACGTTACCGAGTGCCGTCACAATTCTTAGATGCTGTAAACTTTCATGATGGCAATGATAAAGCGAATCCTGATGAGTATTTAGCTCAATCCTATATTGTCAATTCTGCAAAATATAACAGTCAATATGCTGAATTCACATTAGCTTTGCCGTCTGAAACAGATGGAGCAACGATTCCTAAACGCACTATTTATGCTTCGGTATGTCCGTTTTTATATCGAGGTGAGTATTGTGGATATGATGGCCATGCTATTGCTGATGAAAACGATCATGCTTTAGAACCACATGAAATGAATAAGGATAAATGCAGCAAGAGACTTAGTGGATGTATTGCGCGATTTGGCGTTAATGGTCAGCTGCCTTTTGGTGGATTTCCTGTTGCTGATAAATTTTCAAGCTAGATAAAAAAAGGCTCTGAATATATGTATAAACAGAACCTACAATCAATGAATAAATCTACAGGAAAATATATGTAGAACTAAATTCTAGCATAAACATTTTAATTTTTGTCAATTCCATTGAGCCCTTTATTGGGCTTTTATTTTGTCTTTTAGAAAAGGATTATTATGGAAAACAGTATCTTGTCTTATTGTGCTGATGCCAATGAAGAACGAGGTGGGATTGTTATTGATAATGAATTTATAGCAGTCAAAAACATTGCCAAAGATAAGGTGAATCATTTCGAATTTAATCTTGATAAATATAACTATGATCGTATAGATGCCATTGTTCATAGTCATATAGGTGACCATCCATTTTTATCAAGTTTAGATCGCTTATCTCAAATACAAACGCAAAAATCATGGTGGATCGTGGCCAATAACCAAATCCATAAATACAAATGCGTTGATTTATTACGCGGACGAGAATTTAAATATGGTCAATTCGATTGTGCCACATTAATTGAAGATGCCTATGCAATTTGTGGCATTAATCTTCATCACTATCAACGTAAAACCATGGAAGCTGATGAAGCGAATAACGTGATTATTAAGAGATTACCAAAGCTTGGTTTTTATCAAGTGTCAGACATTGTAACAGGTGATGTCATCGTGACTAGTATGGGCGGAAATCCTAATCATTTGGGCTTAATTTTAGATGGTGAAAGGGTATTGCATCATGTAGAGGGGCAATATTCAAGAGTCGTCGCATATGGATCGGTATTTAGAAAAAGAACTCATTCTATTTGGCGGCATAAGGATTGGAAGCCACGCATGCTTGAAGCAATTCATTATGACTTAAAGGCAAGTGAGTATGAAGAAAATTACATTTAAATTCTATGGTGCATTAAGAAAGTATGGCAAAGAAATTAGCTTATATGGCAATACAGTCAATGAGTGTATGCGTTCTTTATGTATTCAATTAGATGGGTTTAAAAAACACGTTAAATATAAACAGTACGCATTAAAAATAGGGCGGCGATATGTTGGTCAAGATGAATATTTAACAGGCATCAATGCCAGTAAGCCGTTAATTATTAGAGTGATCCCAATTGTAAAAGGGTCGGGTCCATTGGCTCTCGTTGCTGGAGCTGCATTCGCTGCAATGGGTGTTATGGGCGTTGGTGGTGCAATGGTTGCTACAGTTTTATTGCAAATGGGCGTCGGATTGATGCTAGCAGGTGCAGCAGCTTTATTAACTAAGCAGCCAAAATTCAATCAAGATTACCAAGGTGTAGAAGATTCAAAGTCTTCAGCGTTTAGCAATTTATCTAACATGGCGGGGCAAGGCAAACAGATCCTACGTGTCTATGGTGAAATGTTAGTGGGTGGTTATGTCATTTCACAAGGTTTAGCAAGTCGCCGTATTGAGTCTGGTATTGATATTAATAACGTGCAAACGGCTAAATATTCTCGTCAAACAGTTGAGTTGATTGCAGCTCAAGATCCAAATGGTAAAACGTACAATATAGATCGAAATTGTGATTCTGTACGTAATGCCGCCATCAACATTAAGGTTCAGTGGAGTTAAATATGGGTGGTAAATCAGGAGGTGGTGCAAGATCACCACGCATTGAAAAAAATACATTACATTCTGCGCAAAAACTCAAAGTCATAGATTTAATCAGTAGCGGGGAAATTTCAGGTTTTATTAATGGTAATGAGCATCCACTAAAGTCTGTTTATCTGAATGATACAGCTGTACAGAATAAGGATGGATCTATGAACCATGCCGATGTTCAATTCGAGTTTAATCGTGGGACGTTAGAACAAGATTATTTACCTAGTGCTATGTCTGTAGATACTTCTCACACTGTGGGGGCTCAGGTTGAAAAGAAAAATCCTATTACGCGTACTGTAACTAATAAACAAGTAACAAGTGTGCGCGTCACTGTGGGCGTAGATGCTTTGATGCGTTCTACAACAGAAGGTGATCAGCTGGCAACGTCTGTTGATATGAGTATTCAAATCATTAAAGATGGTCAAGTATATGCCGCACAACACATGCATTTAAACGAAAAAGGCAATCAACCATTTAGAGTTGATTATGTGTTTTCAGACTTGCCAACGGCGCCTTTTGACATCAAATGTATTCGTTTAACTGCTGATTCTAGGGATGATATGTTGAGAAATAAAACATATTTCTTTAGCTATGTGGAATCAATAGACGTCAAAGTAAGGATGCCAGGATCTGCCGTGGCATTTTTACAAATCGATTCTCAGCAATTTGGCAATAACAATCCGACGAGAACATATGGCATCAAAGGCTGTATTGTACAAGTTCCATCTAACTATGATCCTGTAACACGTACTTATTCAGGATTGTGGGATCGATTGTTTAAACCAGCATATACGAACAATCCAGCATGGGTTTTGTACGATGTCCTAACAAATGATGAGTGTTTTGGTGAGAAGTTTACAGACTATCAAATAGATATTGATAAGTTATATGAGTTATCTAAGTATTGTGATGCGTTGGTAGATGACGGCAATGGTGGAAAAGAACCTCGTTTTGTCTGTAATGCCATTTTGTTTGGTGAGGATGCTAAAACAGTATTAGATAATTTATGTTCAGTTTTCCGTGGCACATATTCAGATGCTAATAACTATTTTACTGTGTATTTCGATAGTAAAAGTGATGTTATTGCAGTATATGAAAATTCTAGCGTAGTTGATGGAGAGTTTAACTATTCATTTGTGCCTGCAACAGAGCTCTATAATCAAATTCAAGTACAGTACATTGATCAAGAGGACGGTTATCGTACAAAAATAGATGAAGTATCAGATGAGAAGAATATTGCTAGATATGGTCTTAGATCCACATCTATTACAGCTTTTGGATGTACGAAACGATCACAAGCACTACGTTGTGCAAAGTGGAATTTGATTACCTCTTTAACAGAAAATGAACATGTTCAATTTAAGTTAGGTGCTGCGGGTATTCGACATGAGCAACACGATATTGTAGGGATAGCAGATAGTAATTATGCTGGGCAACAAGTTGGCGGTCGTATTGTGGATATTGCTAATGATGTGATCACTATTGATCGTGATATCAAAGGAGTGACATCTTTCTTGATTAATGTTGAAGGTAAGGTGAAAACCTTCAAGGTTAAACGAGCGATTAGTGCAACTCAATATAAACTTGATGCACCAGTGAATGCAGTTGAACATGTACAATTTGCGGCGATTGTTGGGAAATTACAGCCTAGATTATTTAGATGCATACACATTGAAGAAGATCGAGAGACGAATACATATACAGTAACGGCCATTAAACACAATCCACAAAAAGAAGCGATTGTTGATCGTGGTGCCTCATACATACAAGGTCATCATTCATCACTAAATACTATTCCGCATTTGAGTAATGGCATTGTAGAAAATGAGGGTAAAAGCCTTGTACTACGTTGGGATAGCATTGAAACATTAGGCGGGAAAGTTAAGTATATTATCCATCTGTATGATGGTAAAAAATTACTGCGTCGTCTTGAAACATTTGAAACGTTCACTAAACTCACAAATCTTCCTCAGGGCAACTATACAGCACGTATTCGAGCGCTTAATGAATATGGCCAATACAGTGCAGAATTATCTATTTCATTTAGCACCACTTATGAAATAACAGGTTTAAGATATTTGCCCATCGTTTTTGGCTTAAATCTATATTGGGAAGTGCCATCGCTTTTAACAACAGAAGCATATACAGAAATATGGTGGTCACAAAGTGAAGATAGAAGTAAAGCAACTTTAGCGGCCAAAATGCCATATCCACAGAATACTTATACAGTTAGTAATCTAGGGATTAAAGATGGCCGTTATTTCTGGTTTCGCTTAGTCGATTTAGATGGTAATCAAGGTGAATTTACGCGTGCGTTCTATGCTGAATCATCTAATGACTCAACGAGCATTATTGAGATGATTCGCGGGAAAGTAACGCTTAAAGAGTTATCTGATGATGTTGCAACACATATCATTGAAGATGCTTTAAAAGAAGCACGTCAAGACATGCAAACATTGATTGATCAATCAACAGTAATTAAAGCAGTTCAGAAAAAGGCTGATCAAGCATTGGCTGAAGCTAAGTTATTAGAGGCTTCAACGGCAAAAGATATCAAAGCAGTTTTTGCAGAAACAGCCATTAATCGTTCGATGGTTGAAGCTAATCAGGCAGAAATTAATACTTTTAAAAAGACCACAACTGATCAATTATCCGCACAATCACGTGTGATTGAGGACTTAAAGTCAGAGGTGAACAATAGTATTAAATCTTCAATTAATGAGGTTAAACAGACAACATCTGATAATTTGAAAGCTCAATCCCAAGCTTTAGCTAATTTAAAATCAGAAGTTGATCAGAATATCAAAGCATCTTTAGATGACCTTAAAAAAACCACCACGACTAAACTTGATGCACAAGCAAAATCAATCAGCACGTTAAAAACCGAGGTTAATAAGAATCTCAATGCATCCATCAATACTGTTAAACAAACAATAGCGGGCGTTGATGGAAAGGTTAAGTCGCAATACACATTGACGACAACTGCTATGAGTGGTGGTAAGAAAGTTATTTCTGGCTTTACGAGTTTAAATGATGGAAAAACTTCGGAATTCATTATACAAGCCAATAAATTTGCGATTGTAAATCAAAAAGATGGATCGACCAAAATGCCATTTATTTTATGGCAAAACAAGTTGGTTTTAGATGGTGATTTGATTGCAAGTGGAACCCTTAAAGGGGAATCATTGGTTGCAGGTGCAACATTGAAAGCTCCGATCATTAAAGGCGGGCGTGTTGAGTCAGGGCATTTTGCAGGTGGTAGTATCAATATTGGTAATGGCAACTTTAATGTTGATGCAAATGGGAATCTATATGCAAAGAGTGGAAGATTTGAAGGGACAGTTTATGCTGAAAAAATAGAAGGTGACATTGTTAAATCAGTGAATCAGACAACTAGGTATAACACAATTAATCCAATGCCATTTGATAGAACACTTTCTATCATATTATCAAGTATTTCGTTAAAAAGAGATATGTGGTTTGAATGGGATTGGCAGGCATTTTTACGTATTGAAATATTTATAGACAACAAGTCAGTATATTTTATACAGCGCGATTTTAAAGGTATGAAAGAAGCGGATTTTCCATTTCAAATAGATAAGCCAATTGCAGCATCAATACCTGCTCATAAGACAGTAATGGTGGAGGTGAGAACAACAGCATTGATATCACGACATCATGGCGCACCTATTTTTAAAAATAAAGCACATGATAATTATTGGAAAAGAAATTCCTTTGTTAAAGAAAATTGTATTAATTTCGTTAACTATATTATTGCAAGATCATAA